ACAAAGGCGGATCTTGATCCGTATATTGCTGCACATATGAAGGAGGAAGACAATGGAACGTAAAGGATTTATCGGGGGTTCGGACATGTATCGAATCCGTGATGGCGATTGGCACCAGCTCTGGCTTGAAAAGACAGGGCGTGCAGAGCCGGCAGATCTGAGCGACGCGCTGCCCGTGCAGCTTGGTGTCTACACCGAGTCGTTCAACATCAACTGGTTCAACAAGATGTACGCTGACATGAACCCTGTCATCACGCATCGCAACACCAAGCTGCGTGTCACGCATGGAGGTGTGCCTCTTGAGCCAACCATCGATGCGGCCGTGCGTCTGAACGACAAGGGTCCGTACATGCTGGAGTGCAAGCACACCAACGAGCGCAGCAGCATGGAAGAGCAGCTTGCCCGGTACATGCCACAAATACAGGCGCACATCTATGCCTTCGATAGCAAGGAGGCTGGCGGTTATCTCTCAGTAATCTTCGGCAACAGCAGGTGGGAAGCAGTGCATGTCGGGTTCGATCCCAACTATTTCGATTCGATGTGGGGCTTGGTGTCGGACTTCTGGGGTTACGTTCTTCGCGACGAAGAACCGCCTGCTGATGTCGCGCCGGATGGCCCCTCTCACCATAGCGTCCCGGTGGACAACATGGTGGTACGAGACGCCACGACATCCAACTCTTGGGCCGAAGCTGAGGCGACGTACCTTGAGAATCGTGACGCAGCCGCAGCCTTCGAAGGAGCAAAGAAAGACCTGAAGGCTATGGTTGCAAACAACGAACGCGAAGTCTTTGGCAAGCTGCTCCGCATCAAGCGGGACAAGCGTGGATCGCTGCGCTTCTCTGAAGTATGAGCGGCCGGTGGATGCCGCCCGAAGGATTCGGAGGCAGCGTGTTCACCAATGGTCAGGGGCTGGACTTGTTCTGGTTCCTGATTGTCATCGGCATAGTCATCTGGCTTGCCATCAAACCCTGAAGGGAAAACGACAATGACAAACAACATGAAATTATGGGATGCCGTGTCAACGTCAGACCCAGCGCATCTGAAGCGCGTCAGCTTTGGATCGCGCAGCTTTACAGCGATTGATCCGCAATCCCAGATTCTTGCCATGACCGAGCAGTTCGGTCCTGTTGGTCAGGGATGGGGCTGGCACGCAGACTGCAAGACTTACGAGTCTGAGTTTGAGGGCAAGACACGTATCATTTACGTGGCTGAGGTTACTGTTTGGACAATCAATCCCGGCAATGCTTACGGCCCGTTCCCCGGGTGTCGCACCTTTGTCAACGACAAGGGGCGCATTGCCGAAGACGCACCCAAGATGGCGGTGACAGATGGTCTGACCAAGGCCCTGTCTCACCTTGGCCTGAACGCTGACGTGTTTCTCGGCAAGCACGATGGCAACAAGTATTCAGATCCCAACGCACCCAAAGACTCAACCGGAAAGGACGAATGGTAATGACCGATCAATACGACGACACGGACAAGGGCGCTGTCTTCAAGCCCTTCGACAAGCAGAAGTTCATCTTGCAAGGCAAGGTCGACAGCAAAGGCTACGAAGAAAACGTGGTGCTGATTACCGACGAGTCTCGCAACGGCAAGAAGTACATCAACGTCTATGCCAAGGTGGGCGTTCTGTTTTCCAACGACAGCGACAACGAGAAAGCTCCGCACTACACAGGCAAGCTCGAAGTCGGTGGGCAGAACGAACGCTGGCTCTCGGCTTGGAAGCGACGCAGTGAAAACGGCAACAACTTCATGAGCCTTGCTGTCTCGGATCCACGCAGCCGCGGCGACGCGCCCACAGGGAGCGGCGGCGGCGCGGATGCGGGGAGCAATGACCTCGACGACGACTTGCCGTTCTGATGCCTTACACGCAGCGAGAGACAGGCTGGCAGCGCACGGACACGAGCCGTGCTGCTGCTCAGCAGATAGAACCGCCGGCCAGCAGCTTGCGGCAAACGGTTCTGAACCTGTTGGCGAAACACAAGGAGGGGCTGACCAGTGAAGAACTCGCCGCTAAAGCGTCTGTTAGCTACGCTTCCATCCAGCCCCGAACATCAGAGCTACGCAACCGGGGCAAGATCACTGACTCCGGAGCTAGAAGGCCGAATGCGTCGGGCCGTGCTTCGATTGTCTGGACTCTCGGAGAAGACACGAACCAGTCAAAAGGATGGGAAGAGATTGAATGGTAAACCATCGCATCGAGACGTGGCCCGAAATCACAAAGAGGCACACAGAAGAAAAAAAGAAACTCCTGCGTTACTGCATCGCGCACAAGATGACGCAGACAGATGCGGCGAAGCTCTTGGATATGAGCCTCTCCAATCTCAACAAATGGTGCCAGCGTCACAACGTGAAGTGGCCGGGATCCAACCCAGCGGGACGCAAGCCCCGGCCGAGAAAGATGTTTGGTCTGACAGACCTGAAGTACGGACCGAAAGGAACGGTGAACAAATGAACACGCTCATTGAAACCAATCAAACCAAGGCGCAAACCGAAGCAGCTTATGCCATCGATGCCAAGCTTGAAGAGCTGGTAGCAGAGTACGGAATGGATGTTCTGCTCTCGGCTATAATCAAGGTCGTGTATGAATCCGACCTGTCCGATTCTTTGCTTGAACGTCTTGGCAATGAGATCGGCCGGATACCCAGCATGAGACTACGTAAATAATCTTGCCTAGTTCTTCGTATCGCAGAGGAGAAGAAGTGAGATGATCGTTAACGGACTGCGCTTGGAAATAACGTGCGTTGCCTGCCCGGAGCAATATGACGTGTATCTGGGCGATGTTCAGGTCGGATACCTTCGGCTGCGCTACGGAGAGTTTCGCGCCGACTATCCCGACTGCGGCGGCGTGACCGTTTATGAGGACAAGCCAGAAGGAAACAGTATGTTTAAGGACTATGAGCGGGACCGCTATTTGGCGGAGGCCGCCGCTGCTTTGCTGGCGCACCACAAAGCGCAGATTCCGCCTACGGACCCCACCTAGCCCTCGGGGCGCAGAGAAGGAGACCCACAATGACTGACCTAGAACAGCGCGCAAACGACGAAGCCCGCCACGGCAACCGTGAAGCCTTGGAGCAGATGACCGCCCGTCTGGCCGAGGTAGAACGCGAGCGGGACAGGATCAAGGCAAAGGAACGGGAGAGGTGTTTGAATATCGCAGAAACATACGGCTACCCAGAGGCCATAGCCGCCGCCATCCGGGAGGACAAGACATGAGCGACGACATCAAGGCGCGGCTGGTAAAATACAACGGGCATGGCCTTGCGGCGGAAGCCGCAGATCACATCGAAGCCCTAGAGGCAGAGAACGCTAGGCTGCGGGAGGCGTTGGAAAGCATCTACCGATGGACTGTCACCAGCGAAGACCCTGAGCATATCTGCGGGTGGGTGGAAGTAGAGGCCCGCGCCGCCCTATCTCAAGACAATCCCCAAGACAATTCTTAACAGATCTGATCTACGGCCCGAAGGTACGCGTCAAGTAAAGCAACCGCTCGCCCATCATCTTCGAGAACTGCTTCGACCAACTCAAGCCGCGTCGCCGCCATCTCTTCCGAACAATACGCAGGGACAAAGCCTTCGATTGAACCGGGTACATTAACGCCCGCCCGAGCGAGCGCGTTCAAGGCGGTGTCGCAACCGCTCAGCAGCATCACCCCTGTCAGGGCGACGAGCCAGCTCCTGACGCACACGCTCCCGAGTCTCGGTATCCGTGTTAAGTATGCGCTCACCAATCTCGTCAGCCGCATCCTGCGCTCCCTCTTCCCTTGCGCGCTGTCTCCCTCGCGCGCCCCACAAAAGCGCAGCGAGGGCGACAAGCGCAAGCACACCTTGAACAATGGTATCAATCACGATGAAGGCCCAATCCCAACAAGCTCAGCAATGTCAACGCAAACAAAAAAGTCAGGCTGTTCTGTTTGCTCTATAATCTGAGCGCCAATGCGCTCGCAGATCTCCATCGATTCCATTGGCATTGCACCCCAGCCTGCAACACGCAGCCCTGCATCAAGGCCAAGAACATACAGCATAATCATTCCTGATCTATCAGCCGGCCGGCCAACGTCCCTAGTGCCAGCAAGGTAAAGATCCAAGGATCGATCCACGCCGGAGCCATCTCCTTGGTTTCTTCTGGCAGGCTCACCCACACTTGAGGTGCGGCCGCAAGAACCAGCAGGCCCCACGTAGAGAACCAGCTCCAGCTTTCTTTCCAGTCAGGTACAAGTCTCATCTGAATGCAATCAATGCCGCAATCGCCGCAACGATCAGGGCAATGATTCCTCCTTTCTTTGCTTCCTGTTCTGTAAACATTCCTGGCTTCTGCCCGTTGTAAGGATCTTTTCGAACAGACCTGAACACAGGGGTTCCACTCACACCGTTGTCACCCTTCAACCATTCAGAAACAGTAAAGGATGGGCATCCCTTAAGGTTGGTATAATCGTTGTGTCCTTTGATGTGCTTGATTGCCGGGTACTTCTCGCACAGATCGCTAATCAAAGCCTTGAGCGCCAGCTCCTGCTCAGGCGTAAAGTGATCTGCAAACTTGTCAGTTCGAACACCACCTTTGCCACCAACCAGACACACACCAACGGATCCAGTGTTGTGCCCCTTGGTGTGCGCGCCCGTCTTGTTGAGGTGCCGGCCCTTGACCACCGTGCCATCACGGCCGATCACGTAGTGATAGCCAATGCCACTCCAGCCGCGGTCTTTGTGCCATCGATCAATCTCTTTCATCTGGGCAACAGTGCTAGAACCAGCCATCCAGTGCGGAGGAGTTGCCGCGCAATGAATGATGATCGTATCGAACTTCCTCATTCAGATCTCCCAATTATAAAGATCAGATGTGGACTCTCTTCTACCACAACAACGCGCCCAAGAATATCCCGGTCACAATCAGGGTAGGTGATCTGCAAGGAGAACTCTGCAACACCGGGCACCACGCGCCGCGGCACAACAAAGCTGGAAGAGACAATCGACCACTCATCACTGAGCCGTGTTGCTCTTGGAGCGTTAGATGGCAGCTGGGGAAAATGTGTCGTGCCGCTGGCGTCAATAAGAACACGCTGTGCAGATGGCACACCGCAACTACTCCCCTCATCAGTGCGACGCACCCGGTATGTGTAGCGGCAAACCTGACCAGCAATGCATGTCTCATCTATGCTTGAGCGCAGTATGTCGTACTCAGCAACAGCAGGCGATGGCTCCATTGCAGTGATGCGCTCGCTCAATCCATTGAGAGCTTCAACGTTCTGATCCAGCCGCACACCCTGCTGAATCACAATCTCTTTCAGCTCATCAGTGCCAACAAGAATACGCGCGTTCTCTTCTATGCGCGGACCAAACGCCCACCATATGATGGTGCCAAGAAGAGACAAGGATACAGACAGCGCAGCAACAAACCGAAGATGCTCTGTAATCGCAGCAATAAACTTGGTCTTGTTTTCATCAGTCAATCTGGTGGCTCACGGACTGAATGAATTGTTGTATCTCCAAAAACCAACGCCATGAACTAGCCTCCAAAGGTTAGAGCAGGGCGACCGAAGCCGCCCAAGACTCACTTGTTGTTGGTCGGCACCTGAACTTCGACGCCGCCAATCAGGACGGTTTCGTAGTCAGCCGTGTTCTGCGTCACAGCAGATGCACACGTTGCATCGACGAATTGGTAGGCGTTGGTGCCAGCGATAGGTTCGACATCGCAGCCGTAGAACTCGGGAACAGGCTCCGACTGGCCCGCAAAGCCCAGCGCAAAAGCTGCGGCGAGAATTGCTGTCGTAGGTTCCATGTTTTTCTCCGTTTGAGGAAATACACCGGAAGCGCTCCGGCAGGCGAACCCCGAAGGGATTAGTAGATTTCGCGGGTCACTTGTGCTGTGCCCCCATTCCAGCGATAATAAAAATTATCAGGCACAACGACACTGGCCCCAAGTTCTGTCGTGGTGTTGGCTGTATTTCGATGTGCGGTTTCCCACGTCGAGCCGTTTTCTGACAGTTCAATAATAAGAGAATTGCCTCCCACTACATTCGCCTCAATCATAAACAGGATCGGCTTTCCGCGCGTATTCTGATAGGATGTCGAGGCGTTACGGGTAACGGTTCGCATCGACCCGCTCGGCCCACCATTCGAAGCCGCAACGCCGACAATATCGCCATCTGCGTTCCACTGCGCGTATTGCCCGTTGGTCCCTTTCGTGCCGGTAATCAGCGTTGCGTCAGACCCCGACTTGGCCGCGCTCGCAATCTTGGAAATTGTCACCGCGCCAGAGCCAAGCTTGGCTTCCGTTACCGCGCCGTTATCAATCGTCCACGTCGCACCCGAAGCCGACACCGTGATGTCACCTTTGTCTCCATCAGCAGGAGATTGATCATCAGCAGTAAGAGTCGTTCCTGATAGCGTTAGGCCAGAGCCAACAGTAAGCCAATCAATGTCTCCCGTGCTATTATCCCAGAACAGAAGACGATCAGCGCCAGGATTTGTCAGGTTTGCAATGTTTTCAAGGAATGGATCATAGGCCTGAACATCTACCCCGATTTCAAAACCAAGCGCAGCGCCTATTTCAGCGTTGGTTGCCCATTTAGTATCGTAATCAACACCGCTTGCTTTGACCAAGACATTGTCAGTATCCCCACCCGCAGCGATGCCCGGTCCGGCAGAACCAGCAACAATGTCAGCAATAACACTAGCGTTCAGAGAAACTTCAGGCAGGCCAGTCGTAGGATTAAAAGAAAGAATCCCGCCCTTGCGCGCCGTAAGATCAGGCAAGGCCATCGAGGCTTCAAACGGATCCTTGTCTACTGCATGAACAGACCGATTGATCTTGTCCTCGAGATCCGCAAGCATTGCATGGATCTTGTCTAGTTGAGAGTTCAAGGCAGCTCTTGATATGTCAGCGCCGGCCGAAAAATCTGTTGATCGCTCAATCGTAAGTCGACGAAAGATCAGAACCTCACTGCCGCCAACAGCACCAGTAACCTGCTGTGTTTCTCCCGGATCAGGGGCATTGAAAGTAATCGAACCAGCAGCACCGTTGCCACCAGTTGTAACAGTCCAGTCAGCACCTTCTGTTTTCTGAACCCCGTCGACATAGACGTTCAGCTCAGCACTGTCCCACCATGCAAAAGGTACAGTAAAGACTGTCTGCTCTACGCCCTCAGCAACAGAGTACAAAACCCTTGGATCGTTGACTGAAATCTCGATAGCCATTTACACGACTTCCCATCCAAAGACACCGGGTTCCAAGTATTCAAAGCGTCTACCTTTTACGCTTTTAGCCTTTCCGCGACAGCACTTGACTACTGAAGAAAGGTCACAGTCATATTTGCGGGCGGCGTCTGTGGCTGTCGCAAATCTCTCGCCTGTTGTAATGCAGAGAACACCGCGCGATGCTGGGTTGGCGGCTCCAATGATGTCCGCACGAGGCTGCCCGCGCCTAGCCTTGGATATTTTTTGCCGCGCTTCCTCTGTGTGCGTTTTGCCATAGAAAGGCGCGGCCTCGCCCTTTACACCGGCCATAGAGCCGGGCCGGGTTTTGTAGTAATCAGCGACACCTTGTGCGATCTTCGCTTTCACCGACTCCGGCAGTTGACGGCCAAAGTTGTGGTTTGCTTTCCCCGGTGCGCTCCCTCCGTCGCCGCCGGGTCTCAGGTTGTAAAGCCTGTGCCCCGCAGCTTTGATGAGCGTAATCCAATGGCGTTCCGCCGCGTTAATTTCTTCAATGCAAGTCCCGGTGTGCAAAACGCACCACTCAAAAGCATCCGCGCCATACTTTCGGATTGCTTTGTGAAAGACAGATCGGTTGCGTGCGAGACCGGCATCAACAAAATGTTGCTTTTTGCGATGCTCCAGACGCTTTACCGTTTTTCCAACGTAAAACGCTCCGGTTCGCGTGTTGTGCGCTTGGTAAACGATCATACAACACCCCACAATGCCGGGACGTTAGGCGGTTGCCAGCCCACGATAGCCGTGTGGCCCTGAATACAGCGGTAGGTGGTGCCTTCGTATGTCACTTCGTCGCCCGCCGCGTAGGTAGTGCCTGCGGCCCACTCAGCGGGACCAGCAGGCGGCTCCACAACCACTTCCTGCCACCCCTGCGGATACTGACTTGGGGTCCAAACGTTGAAGTCGATAAGGCTCTCAAACGTCACGCCACCGAACTCACGCTGGTCGCCCGTCATCACGTTCTGGAAAGCCCAGAGCGCAGGGTCAGACCACTGGTTCGCCACGCCAAGCAGCCCACCCCAGATCGGCAGGGAGTTGGTCGTGAGGTAGCCATACACGTCCTCGGGGTTCAGGATCACAATGCCCTCGCCGCCTACACCGTTGAAGCTCTCCAAGACCGCTGTGGCCGTGCTTGTCTCCACCCATGTCTTGAGGGCAGAAGGGATGCTGTCGAGGCTTAGGCGTCCGTAGAAGCCGGAGAACTGCGTGACGACAGGGTTCTCGGGGTCGGTGTTGTCGATGCTGCTGGTGATCTTGCCATCGGGATGGTTCCACCAGTGGAACTGCACACCGGGAGCCAGCCGCCATTCCGAGTAGCCGGTGATGGTTTCCTCAAGCGTCTCGATGTCTGTCGTGGTGTAAGTGTCGCGCACCATGAGGCCACGGGCTTTGAGCCAGTCTTCGATTGCCAGCTTGGTGCCGGATTGGATTAGAAGGTCGATGCTCATGATGTCAAGTCCTCTAGGCCCGTGTCACCTACATCTCCGGCAAATACTCTTATAGCTTCGATGGTGCCGTTGAAGTTTATAGCGCCGACGTAAAAGTTCGTCGCAGATAGGTCAGCCAGCGCCGTGGGTGTCGTGTCCGCTGTCAGGGCAGTGCCGTCCACTGCACCGTTGATGAAGGTGGAGCCGTGGCGGGCTGCGATAGAGAAAGGGGCGTTTTGTGCTGGAGAAAGCGCGGCGTCAAACCGACCCTCGTCATGCACTCCCGCAGCCCCTTGGCTAAACTCTACGCGGCCTGTCCGCGTGCTAAAGGTGTCCACGCCAGCGTTTACATAATTGTTAGCGTCAACAAGCCATAGATAAAGCTGCGGGTTGCCCCCATAATTGCCAATCGCCGAGTCCGAGTCCCCATAGCTCACCTCCCCCCGCATATAGATGCTCACGGCGAGGGGGTCGATCTCGCGGACAGAGATGTTGTCTACCCAACCAGTTGCGCCGTTGTCTTGTCGAATATGGAACCCATCGCTTTGTGATCCTAAACGGCTGCACACAAGAGACGCACGACCACTTCCAGTGAACTGTCCTAACCTAGAAAACCCTGATCCGGGGCCACTAAGAGATGCAGAAATGCTTCCACTTGTTACATTGTAATCAAACTCGAAAAGGTAAGCTTTGCCAGCGTCTATACCAATGATGCCTTGCCCAAAGCTATCAAAACCGGATGCAGAAGCAATTTCTGCGCGCCCGTTTTGAAAAACCCATGCCCCACCAGCTTCTATGTAACCAGTGTCGCCACCGGCTAAGTCACCGTTTGTCACCAGTTCCGGCCCGATCACGTTGGGCGTCTGGTAATCCGGCATATTCGCAGCGTCGACCTGCAGGGTCTCAGCGGCCCGCGTGTAGGTGGCCCCATTCGTGGGGATGTAGGACAAGGGATAGGGGGTGCCTGCGGTGACGGCTTCGAACTGTGCGCCGTAGACTAGGATGGAAGAGGTGCCGTCGCGGTCTACAACTGTTGAAATGTCGCTTGACGCCAAGCTAACATAAAAAACCCCCGAAGTGTCTACAGCATCCGTCGTGAAAACCACCGAACATCTAAACCAGCCGTTCCCGGCATCCTCAATATACCCCGTAAACCCCGTGCCTTCTGTTCCGACAGCGCCGGTTGCCAAATCGAAATTTACGCCAGCAAAATCTGCTGGGGTCGTTAAGCCAGTTGAATAAAGCCGCGCCCAAGACACCCCGCCAGCCTTGATGTATATAGAAAAAGCATATGTGGTTGATGTTGCAACAGTAATGTTTCGCACTAATCTTGCGTCATTTGCCGTCCCGCCACCGCCGTCATCTGTCACTGTCCAAGCGGAGTTGGCAACTCCGTCCGGGCCGGTAGCGTTTTGCGCTTCTGTTGATTTCGTGTTCGTCCACCCGGTCGAAAAGTCATTGCTCTGCTCTAGCAGGTTCGTCCGTGCATCGCCCTCCAGCAGGATGCCCTTGTTCACCCATGCCGCTGTCACGGGGTCATAGCGGTAGTGCCCACCTTCTCCGGTGACGGCGCTCGGTGCCCTGCCCATATAGACGGCGCTGGAGGTGGTGGGGACGTAGCTATCCCCGCGATCCGGGTTGTCCGCCATGCCGCCGAGGTCGGAGCGGTAGACGCGGGGGAAGGCAACATCGAAAGATTTCGCGCTGTCGCCAGTGACGTTGATGCTTCCAATCGCGTCCAGCACATAAATCCGCCAGTCGCCACCTGCGCCGGATGCGACCGCAGTTAGCGTCAGCGAAAACCAACCTCCGCCCAAATCAGAAATGGAGCCGTTATCAACCGTAAGCCCAGAACTGGGGTCAGAGACAGTGAGCGTCTGTGTATCAAAAGAAACACCTTTGAAACTGATCCCGTCCCAAATAACTCGGAAATACCTGAAATCGCCCGCGCGTATGATCCAAGTATTTGTATATTGAGCGCCAACCGCGACCGGCGTTACTGCGATATTTCGAGATAAATAGCAATCGCCCGTGCCCGTGTTTGGTGTTATTCTAGCGGCCTTGGTGCCGCCCTCTGGGTCCGCAACTCCAAAGGTTTTTGTCCCGTCGAGCGCGCCGCTAACAACCCAATTTACTCCAATATCCTCCGACCTTGGCAGCAAGTTATGCGGTGCCCACACAAGCTTTCCTGCCGAGTTCACCATAGTTTTGAGAGAACTGGTGGTCGTGTTCGTTGTGAACAGGCCGGAGAAGTTCGTATTCGCGGCGTTCTTCTTGTAGGTGCCAGTCGCAGCATCAAAGACAATCTGAGGCTCTACACCATTCACGGCGAAGGACGACAGGGAGGTGCCGCTTTGCGGACCAAACGGAGATTGAATGCCGCCTAAAGGGGAGACCAGTTTACGCATGAGATACCATTACTTCAGCACCATTGTCTGAATACGCATAGATACGCGCAGCAGAAATCCCGGGAAACAAGTCACCAAGCGATACATTGCGCTCACCCTGACCTGGATTGTAGCGAATAGCTCCATCCTTGCTCGAAGGAGCAACGGCCGTTGCCGTGCCCTGTACCCACATGGGATATGCACTTCGGTTCTGAAAAGTAATGGAAGCAACGTCAGCGTCGGTAAGCTGCGTCCACGTTGCCGCGGTCAGCGTAACGGTTGTGTTCTGTGCCATGATAGATCCCGGTCATTTCGGTTCACTACTGGCTAAGATACCTTCCAAGCTGATTCACGTCATCCCTGATGAACCACACATTCGAGAAGGGTAAGTTTCGAATAAACTGGCTTGCGCCCTCACCATAATTTCCCTGCGCAAACTGCTCCATCGAACGATACATGTCCAAGCTCCAGCTCGATGCAGCACCGGTGACGTTCGTGATCGCGTCGGGAATGTTTGGATCCTGCGGATACCGCGGCTGGAAAACACCACCCGTAATGTTCGGGCCACCCAAAGCAAGCGATGTCTGCATTCCCGTGTAGAACAGATCAGAATACAGAGCTGCTATGCCAGACATGTCAAACGCACGGGCAAACTTGTCTTGCGGAGCCATGTCGTTCCACACGTAATCAGGAGTTCGAGCTGCCGAAATCATGTAGCCCAAGCCCATCATGGCAACCACGCCAGCAAGGCGATTGCGAACAGCACCTTGCATCATCTGGCCCATTGTCTTGTTTACGTTCGCAAGCGTGAAACTGAAGAACTGCAAGGGAAGCGCCAGGAATCCGTTCTCAATCCGAGCGTACCCCGGTGTTGCCTTGTTTTCTTCAAGCCCCATCAAACGCGCCAAGGGATTGTCCGTACGCAGGTAGACGACGCCATCCATGATGATTGGTTTGTCAGCCGCCGTTGCAGCCATCACCACGTTGTTGACGTTGGTGTTGAGAGCGCGGCGGAAAGTATTAACAAGATCATCGTTGTCCCGTACGGCTTCACGAAGACGGCGCATTGTTTCTCTTTGTATTGCAACTCTACGGAGTGAACGATCCGCGTTTCTGCGTCCATCCAGTCCCAGCGATCGATTGGAGAAAATGGGATCCGCTTCAACAATTGCCTCCATTGCCCTGAAGTTCGCCCAGTCATCAGGCGTTTCAAACGCATTCTCAGGAAGCGCTCCGCCGTTTGAAGCCTCAAGAGAATACCGACGTGCAACAGCATCTGCCTTTGCACGCTCAGCCTGACGCCGGTTCAAGTCACGCATACCAGCGCGATCAACCATTTCCTCAAGCTCGGTTGTCGTGGAGTAATCCCAAGGACGGCCACCGTTAGGTCCGTGGTTCAACTCATGGAACAAAACAAACTCGGCAAAGTCATTGAAGTTCTCAAGAAGCTGCTTGTTCTGAACCAGATTTACACGATGGATGAGATTTATCTGTGGTATAAAGCCATCTTCATAACCTGCACGGAGCGAAGCCATCATTTCTTGAGAAGTTTTGCCTTCAGCAAACTGTCTGAAGCTTTCCCAAAACTCCCGCATCTTTGGAAAGTTAAGGTAAACAGTGCCGCCCTCTCCCTCAAAGTAAATGTGCCGGCCCAAAGGATTTGGATTTGCTCCACCTTCAGCCTGACGATCAAAAACATTACGAACAATCTCAGGGTCCGTAATGATCCGATCAACCTTGTACTGCTGCTGCACCTCACGAAGCATCTCTTCTTCACTCAAAGCAAAGAGAGAACGCTGCTGATTCAAGAAAGTCTCATCCTGAAACAAGCGAGACTCATACAAGGCAAGGAAGTTCTCAAACTGCTCCGGCGTTTGAATGTCATCCGGCCGCAGGTTGTAAGGCGCTTCCGTCCACGGCTGCTCATCAAACCGATCCATAATTACACGCCTGCGAACATTCCGGTTGTTCGTAACGCGAGACGGCACAGTCCAAGGACGCTCGGGAAACTCATCCATGACCGCCTGACGATCCATCACAAGCGTGTTGGTCTCAGGATTAAACTGAACCAGATCACCTTCTTCCGGCAGCTCGTCGAGAACATCAACACGATCACCGCGCCGAGTTTGAAGCGCAGGCTGGCGTGACCATGCATCCGTATTAGGAAGAATCAGATCAGACTTGGGATCCCGCTGCCAAGGCGCAGAAGCAATGCGACGCGCCATCGCCTCATCAATACCGTGACGCGCAAGGTAGGTAATCTCAAACTGAGACGCGACGCCTTGGGCAAGCTTGCGCGAGTAATCGATCAGTGCATGTCCACCAACAGATCCAGCAAAATGTTTTGCAACAACAGTCACAGGACCAAGAAGGTTCACCGTGTGGAAAATGTTGCGCGCCCTGTCCATTGCGCGGCCCTGAAGGTAGTTGAAGTTCTGGTCATCAACAACGCGCAGCATTGCAGACCCGTTCGCCATTTCAGACGCGCCACCAAGCCACCGAATCTCGTCAGAACTCAACCGGCGAATGGCAGGATCCATCATGCCTTGCAGGGATTTCACCAGCGTGGGCATCTCATGCTCCATCGCAATCCTGCCCATGTCACCAATAGCTGCAACGCCAGCAGCGCCCAAGTAAGTGGTTGACGTAAGCTCACGCAAAACCGCTGCGATTTTCTGATCCAGCGTGTCAGGGTTTTTAAGAACAACGCCGACAACGCGATCATAAAGATGCTGAAAATCCCTGATCGTAGCCTGCTGCTGTCTCAACGGAACGCCCTCAGCGTCCATTTGCGCGCGCATCCGCTCCTTCACAGCTTCGATATTGCCGCCAAACTGTTTGGCAAACTGTATCTGGGGAGCCGTGCGAGCCGTGTAGTTCCGCATAACCGCAATCGGGTTTTGCTCCATGAACTTCCAGACAAGACTGTTCGGAATGTCCAGCTTTCGAAACCCGGTATGCCCAGCGCGACCAGATCCGGTAAAAACTTCCGCGCCTTCGTTGAACTGATTTTCCTCAAGAATGTTGTCAATCGTGCGCTCGGCACGCGCGCGAAGAGAACCCTCATCAACGTTAAGCTGCCGCTTTACGTAACCCCGAGACGGTTTGTCATACTCCCAGACCTCTGGATTTCTCCGGAACCAGTTTACGAGAACCTCCCGAAGCTCTTCGCGATTCTGGCGAACAGCCTGCTTGTTCCAATACCGCGGGAACATTGGCTCTATGCGGTCAATCGCACGCGATCCCTGCTCTCTTGCGATCCTGTATTCCTGAAGCTCCCGGCGCGCAGAATAAAACTGACGCTCAGCGGCGCGCACATCAGCGCGAGACTGCGGATTGTCAATCCGAGCCTGAAGCGCATCCATCTCCGCTTCAAGCTTTTCAATCCGATCATCCAGAATTTTGTTGTTCATAAGCAGGCCGGAATCAGAAAGACGCTGCTCGTAGTCCAACATGTACTGATCAAGAATCTTGACGGCCTGCGCCTGCGGACCCGTCAGGTTCTCTTGCATTACCCGCGCTTCTGAAATCCGAGTAACCCAATCTTCAAGCGTGTCGCCAGTGCGCTGCATACGCCGCGCTATGTCTGTCGCATTGAAGTTCCTGTTTCCCATGAGCGTTCCAACAGGGGGAGCGCCCGTGTCCTCTCGCCAAAGAGCATCAAGGGCATCGCTCATCCTGAGAAAATTACCCATCTCGGTTGTCGCGGCCTGATGCACCGAATGAGGAAGGGCAACTCCCATTTCGTGAACGCGAAGCTGAACACCACCATCCCCGGCAAGCTCAAGGAACTGACGCTTTACAGAAGTCGGAAGCGCCCTTCCAAGCGCTCGCCGCATTGGATTTGTAACCCAGTCAAACGCCCAGTTGTTCACACCGTCAGAAGGGCGAAGAGGATCCGAAAGATCAAAACCCTCGTCCTCCAACGCGCGCATCATCAGCTCTTGGCTGTAAGCCTGCTGCTCAGTTCGAAACTGCTCGATCTCATCCTCGATACGCGCCACGAAATCCGCGTCCGTATTCGGATCGGCAAGCATTCTTTGGCGCTCATCAATCAATCCCTGCAACTCTTGATAGCGCTCGACAACACCCTCATCAGCACCAAGAGGACGAGATTCAGCCGGGGCAAAATCCTCAAGATTGCTGCGCGGAATGTTCTGAACGCCATCCAGACGTGCTGCCACACGCTGCATTGTTTCGTGCTGCGTACGCATTTGTTCCGTTGCAGCCTGACGACGCGCCAGCGGAATCAACGTCAAGCCACTCAAGGCAGACCCAAACGCATAAACACTGGCAACACTAAACGCGCTTTCCTCAAAGGAAGAAGCAGGGTCAGTTGCAAGCACACCAGCTTGCAAGCCAGCCTCAACGGCCGCAGCAGCGCCGCCAGAGCGCAACATGGTCTGTCCTATCCTGACAGCACCAGTCGCGGCCCTGACAGGCGCTACAGGCAGCGCCAGAAGGTTTACAGGATTTACGATCTCTGTTGAGATCTGCTGCATGAAAGGCGCGCGGTTCAGCCTTTGCCGGCGCGCACGACTTTGGTCGACAAAGCTCTTGATAGCTTCCGTCTCTTCCGGAGATCCCGAGTTGAAAAAGTAGCTTGCCTCAAGCTCGTAACCTTCGGGAATGTTTTCACGCCCGACATAGTTTGGATCATCCTCGTAAGCGACCATGCGCGCAGAAGCGGTCGCGGGACCAGCAATGTAAGTGCCGGCCGTATCCGAAAGCGTCTCAAGCCAAGTCGGAGAACGATGAACGTTGAACGCACCAGACTCAGGCTGAGCCGTCAGGATTTCACTCGGACGAACAGCCATTACTGCAACGTCTCCAGCATATCAGGAAACACAAGATTCCCGGCATTGCGAGCATTGGACCTTAGCGCTTCACCCATACGCTCACGAACCATTCCCAACGTCATTTGCACTTTAACCCTGCGCTCACGAAGCGCTTCGGTTCTGGAAACAAAAGGCTCTTCAGCAGTGCTGATCCAAAGTTCCTCATATTCACCGTTAACTTCGTAAGACGTGTTCATTACCGGTCTGACACGCAAACCATCCCGCGTCATCTGGCGAACAGCGTACACACGGTTCTGCCCATCCCCAACAGGCCCCATGTCCTCAAGGAAAGTAATCCACTCAGTGTTGATAGCGTCAGGGCCATACTGCATTCCTGACTCGTTTAGCACAGCCTGATCGTCTTGCTCGAACACAGGCTCAATATCAGAGTAAGCAATGATGTTCTGACGTGCGTACTGAATAAACTCATCAGCCCGGTTATGCGTTACAGTGCTAAGAGGATGAGCTGTGCGCGCAATCAACCTGCCAGACGCACCGTAAGTTCGAACATATCCACCAGTCGGTGCATACGTTTCGTTCAGGTTTGACTGCAAGCTGTTCTGCATTCGGCCGGCACCAATGCCTCCGGGAGAAACAGAGAGATAAGACGCAATAATCCGCATGTTTGCACGCTGCTCTGGAGCAAGCTCTGAGTAACCATCAACATTGCGAACCATCCAGCTTTCAATGTTCTCACCTTCAGGAAGCCACGCAGGCGTCCAGTCAGCATCAAGAGCCTCGATGTTCTGCTGAGCGCGAACAAAACCCTCTTCTCCAAACGTGTAATATGCCTCGGAAAGCACATCCAAACGCGCGCGCTCATCAACGCTCAAAGACAAAACAGATGGGTTTGTAACCACCAAGCCATCTTGCTCCATGGTTCGAACATTGCGCCAGTAATCCGCAACAACAGCGGGATCATACCCCTCCTGCGCAAACACAGACCCATTGGCAAGACGCTCAAGAGCCGAGTGCAAACCTTCAGGCATAAACCCTTGCGTATTCAGCATCTGGCGAAGTGGCTCAAACCTTGGATCCTGCTGATAAGCACGCGAAGTCCAGAAGTCTGAAGGCATTTCCGAAGGATACGGAATAGGCCCACCACCAAACGCATCAAGCTCTTCTCGAAGAACTTCAAGCGTTCTGTCATACATAAGCTCTGCGCCAGTCTGAGCATAACGACGCCCATCCGCGGTAGAAGCATCCCCAAGACCGGCAATGGAGCGGTAAACCAAACTGGATTCTTCTCGATTCTGCTCAATGGCAGTCCACGTATTTCGATAAGCAGGCGTAACATTGCCAGCAATGCGCTCCATCGTTGGCTGACCGCCAGCTTGCGCGCCAACATTGCGATAAGCCTCGATCATCGAGACTGAACGAGGATCAAGGCCGGCATCCAAAAGCATTTGAGCCGTTGCCTGATTCGGAAACTTCAGCGCGCTCTCAATGGCTGTAACTTCCTCAGTGCTTTCAGCGTAAAGCATTGCCTGATTGCCGTACCGAGACATTATGTTCTCGCGAGCCTGACTCAGGATCGAATCACGATCAGAGCTAAGAACGTTCAGGTTTGCTGTCTGCGCTTCCAGCGATTGAATAAAACCGTCAAGCTGGTCAATCGGAGCATTTGCAATCTGGCGCATGACTTCAGGACGGGCCGCATCAAGCTGAATCGTATGCGCTTCCCGCTCACGCTCAGAAACATTCGCACCCTCATTGGATGCAGCACTTCCCAAGAAGGTATTGGCCCGATTGCGAACCTCGCCGTCCAACCGGGCAAGGCTGCGAATCCCCCGGATAAGAGCACCTTCTTCCCCGGTAAACTGAATTTCATCGTTGGCTATCGCTTCTTGAAAGTTGTCGATCTCTTCCGTTGTCCGGCCGCGCGTCAGGCGCTCAAGCAATCCACGCTCAACACCCGCAAGTTCCGCATTGAGAATCGCAAGATCACCCGCTCGAAGATCATCTTCAAGCTCACCGGGAATAACCACCTGTCGCTCATGCGCCTGACGGCGAACAATCTCGTCGACAAAAAAGCTGACCTGCCCCGCAGGCATATTGCGAACAACATAAGCCGAGTCATTGGCAATGAACGGAGCACGCGCCTCCGAGCGGTTTCTGAATAACTCGGCTGATTGAGCCGCAGCCTCTTGGTTCGCCGCCTGAACATCACCAAACATGGTGTCCATCGGCCCAAGAATCTCGCCTGCATAAGATCCAAAATCGTCTGCAGCGGCTTCATTTGCAAACAAGTGAGAAAATACAGGAAGATATTCTTCCCCCATTACCATTGCAGCGCGGTAAGGGTTGTGCGACTTGAACGCCCCGTTCACAATTTCAAGGCGAGTGCGATCCTCCGAGCTGTTGGGATCAAGCCCTTGCGCCCAATTCCAAAGAATACCTTGAGAAATCGCGGTACGCTGCGCCGGTCCTTGCTGAGCCAACCATGACTCGTCAACAACAGCGGCTTCTACCGCATCCTGTGAACCAACATGCGAAGAAACAATGATCTCACCAGCAGGAGATCCCTCCTGCACAACAAGCTCTTCGGTCGGCATCATAAAGTCACCAACCGCAAGCGCCAGATCTGAAGTCTCACCGCCTACAAAAGAAAACGAAGGCGGCGCATCACCCTCGAAAGCTACAGATCCTTCCGGACCAGACTGAGATGAAAGCGTAACTTCACCAACAAATCCGGATCCGCCAGAAGACGCTGCCGGCACAGATCCCGGCGATGTAAACGCCTCAAGACCATACGTCCGCGCTGTCATGTTCAAAGAAGCGGTAGCTTCTTCAGAAGCCCTGCGAGTAGCTGCAGCCAAAGACGCACGCGACGCACGCATCTGCTGAATCGTCATCGCAGTCTGAGTACGCGCCAGATACGACGCACCCGCATTCTCTACAAAGCCACGCCACTGCCCGCCAGCGTGCTGCGCCATACTGTCGATGTAGTTTCCGAAAACCTCCGTAAAGCCCTGCGGATCGTTGCGATGCTGCTCCGCAAGAATAGCGCCGCGGTTGCGCATATCCTCTTCAATGCTCTGCTGGTAACGCGCCGTGATAACTCGGCGATACGCAGAAGACGCAACACGCCCAAGACCAGACAGATTCGAAAACGCAAGCGGCTCACCCGTTTCGGGATCAATGCCAACAATCTCGTTCCGCGGCATGGAAGCCGCAAGCTCCTGCGCTCCTTCGCGAGCATCCTGCTCAGCCCACTGAAAGAACCTGCTGGAAATCTGCTGAAAGCCCTGCTGCGCAGCTTGCGCCGCACGCGACCCCTCGTAAACAGGCTGCACACCAATCCGCGTGTTGCGGATGGCAGTGGACTCCCTGTTAACTCTTGGTGCCGTAATTACCATCTTAATACCTTGGGTTTGGAAGCGGCCGCATCGAAGACGACAAGGACGTACTGTTCATTCCACCAGTTCGACTTGGCGCAAACCGCGTGTCCTGATAATTCATCAAGCCACCAACAATCGTTGTAAACGCATTTACAGTGCCAGACGCGCGAATATCAGACGCACGACGCCGCTCAGATGCCGCCTGCATGTCCAGCTTCAAACCTTCCATGTTGCGCTGCACATCAATGCGCTGCATGTCACGACCGACCGTCTCACGATTGCGGTTCAAGAACGCCTGAACAGAACGATCCTCGCCAAGATCACGCCCCATCGAACCGCCCATCAAGGCACGGTTGGCCGAGTCAGCAAGCTCATACTCACGAAACCGATCATTGGAACGCTGATACGCAACCACGTCGTTCATCAGTTTCTCGGTCTCGATATTCTCTGCGTTCAGCTCGGCAGCGCGCGCCTGACCCTCGGCGGCACTCATGCCGGCCATCGCGGAAACCACAGAAGTCATAAGGCCAATAGCGGCAAACATCAGATCACAACCTCCGCAACAAACCCGTTCAACTGGAACGGCAACGGCAAATCCTGCGTAATTATTACCTGCGGGTCTCGCTCGTACCCACTCACATAAACCTCCCGCTTGCCGTTAATCGGATCAGTGGTGGTTACAGGATACTCATTGATCTTGATGTTCCGGGTATCCACCAGATCAGCAACGACCAAGATAATACCTCGAGGCTCACCCGTCTGAGGCCCTGTCTGAAGCATCTGGTCAATCGGCAAGGAGTCAATGCTGACATAGAAAGCAAAGCCAATCTCGGCTTCCGACTCGTCAGTCACAGCACTCAGGTCTACTTCTCCCGCAGTAACGGTAAACGTTCCGAGATGATCGTAGGTTGTTCCTCTTGCGACAACGGCATGGACTTCTGTTCCGTTTGCAAAATCAGCAGAGACATCTGCGACCCCGGCCGTGAGCGCGTAAGTCTTAGCGCAATCGAGCTGATTGGCTTCCAAGAACTCTGCAAGAATCAGCTCCTCTCCCGATCCGGTGTCGAACCACGCCGAACAGAAGAGCCTGTCATCCACCGCGCAGATCGAATAAAACGTTCCTTCACTTTCAAACCGGGTGAAGCCGGCTCGTCTTTCTGCTCGGTTGGAGGTGAAGACAACGGCGCGATCTTCTTTCGTCGTGAAGAGCGCATAACTCTCGCCATTGTTAAACCCCCCGTTGATAACCGTTCCCGTTGTCATGTTTCGCGGAAGATGTGACGCAATGCTTGAAACGTTCGTCGACGTATAAGCATCCTCATCATCCGTGTAGATGTACTCCCTCAAGCCAGTCCCACCCAGCGGGTGATACAACGTGGCAGAGTCCAGAACCACGGGATCCACAAACTCGCAGCCAAACGGAGTCTGCTGCCGCAGCTGAGCATTCGTCGGCGTAATGGCTTGGTTCAGGTAAATGGGAACATACAGTTCCCCCGCAGAGCTGAAGATCTGCAAGTCCTTGTTTGACACAAGGTAGCGGATTTCATGCACCACGTTAATGCCAGCAACCAGATTGATTGCATCAGAGTCAGACGCATCCCCAATATCAAAGTTGTAAAACAGCCCGGTCCTGCTCATCCAGATCGCGTCAGGCTGAGAAATCGTACCGCCAAAAACAAGACGGTTTTCGTGAAAGCATACCGCCGCAGGATACCCGCGCACGGCAGAAAACGCCTGCTCCGCAAAGTTGCGCGTGGCCGCACCAGTCACGATGCTCACAATGCCACCACCATCAGCCGAGTCCGTGGCAGTAGCGCCGCCTGTTACAGTGTAAGTGTTCTCATCAAGAATCGCCCCAATCGTCCGTGACCCGTTAATGTTGCTCGCAGAAACCCCACCAACAGCACTGCTGTCCTCAATCGTGATTGTTTCACCACCGGAAAACCCGTGGCTTAAGTGCGTGATTTCGAGAGTTGTCTGCCCCTCGATTGTCCTGATCGGGTTCAAGATCTCAAGCCTGATCTTTGCTTCGCCCGCAATCGTGCCAGTGGCAGTCGTTGCATTCGTTACCGCGGTAACCTGAACTTCTGAGTCGCCATACTGGAACACAGTCCCGACATGATCCGCGGTAAACAGATCCTCACTACACGTCATGGTAACAGAGCCAGTCGTGCCACTCAGCGCAAGCGTAGTGCTCGAAGAAGAGAACTTGGTGTACGGCTGGTAATTCACCGTCGAGCTGTTGTTCTGATCAAAGACAAACTTCCTGACTTCGAAGTTTGTAAGGCCGGTACGAACAAGCTGCCGCGGCGCAAAGAGCGGATGGCAGATGATCATTACATCGCCATATTGAGCAGCCGTGTATTCATGGATGAAGTCGTGATCGAACGGCAGGGCATCCGAATCCGTGTCCTGCGTCAGGTTGGCAACCAAGGTCACGCCAGACGCAGTGAGCTGAAACACGCGAACGCGAGCATCCTCGATGCTGACAATGTAACGCTCGTCAGACTGGAAGATAAACGAAAACAGCTTTGACTGAAGCGTCTTGGTTACATCCTTGGTGATTGCAAAATCATAGAGACGCTTGGTGCCATACCTGCGCTTCAAACCACCCTCGGGAAGCTGCACCACGTTGCTGCACTTCAAAGCCGACGACTGATAGATCGGCGTGTCCGTCCGCGATTTGACAGAAGGAGAAACCTCGCCAAAGGCAAAGTTTGTGTACGGCGTGCGAACGCGCTGCATCAGTACCTCACAGCAACAAGACGGTTAGCCGAAACTTTTCTGGTTGTTTGTTGAACAGAATCCGTGTGCCGCGCTTTTCTCAAGTGCGCCATTGCTTTCCGTGTCAGAAGATCCGCCATGCCATTGTCACGCGCCAGTGCAACGGCAAGCTCCGCGGCAAGGTGATACTCGGCAGCAAGAACGAACCAAGGTGCCCAGAAGGACTCCTGAACACGTTGAACGTAATCCATGACCACGGTGTCAGTCGCAGTCGCGTCGCAGAAAATCTTGTCGCCATACCGATCATACTCAATGCGAGCATCGTTGATCGTGATGGCATTGATCCGCAGGCATCCAGACGGAATTTCGTAAGCCGCATCCCAGCGGCCAGCCGGCGCAGACACGTCCCGGTTTAGCGCAACCTGTGTCGTGGCAAACCGCCAAGGCATGTCAGCCAGCAAGCCGCGAACCACATCCTCGTAAATCGCATCACATACCTGAGCCTCACGGGTTCCATCCGCAAAGCTGGAAAGCTCGCCTTGAGCGCCCATCAACTTGAGCGCCCGGTTGCATACCTTGATGTCAGTGTTTGCTGGCATATGGGTAAAGGGCGGGTGTTACCCCGCCCTCATTCCTTAGTCACTGTCGGTTTCAGTGATGGCAAGACCATCCGAAACGTCAACCACACCGGATGCGTTCGACAGCACCGAAACAAGCGAAGTCGTCGGGGTGTTGGTGTCGATCACGATGATCACGTCGCGGACGTTCAGCATGTCGCTGGCGTCGTTGAAGTAACCCTCGGTGTTTACCGTCGCGATAGCGTCGGCGCTGGAATACACCCAGAGTCCGAAGCCATTGCCGTAGGCCAGGTTGGTCAGGCCAGAAGCTGCAAAAGCCATGAGTCAGACTCCTTACGTGTTGTTGTCCAGAACTTCGTAGATGCCGTTGTCGTCAATCGCAATTGCGCCCATCGACATCATCGAGTTGAACAGGTGAGCGGCCTTCTGGGGAACGTAGTTCACTTCCGCGGAAATGTCTGCGTTGATGCCCAGACCCACAGCAGAGCTATGGTAAGCCATGTTTTTCCCGGCCGTCACAGCCGAGGTCGAAAAGTATTTGAACGACATCCAGTCTTTCATGGTAGCGCCGCCTGCCCAAGGCAGGGAAGCGTCACCCACGTAGTCAGCCGAAGCAAACTCAGTGATGTTGAAAAGATCCGAGAAGCCCTTCGGGTGCATCGCAACGTAGCGATTGCCATCCTCGGGAATGTCAGCAGCGCCGAACGTCTCGAAGATCGCAAGAATGTCCGCCTTTTCAAGGGCAGAGCTGGTGTCGTGGATCTGGGTGGCGTTCGCACCCGCGTCCATTGCCGTGTAGATGATCTCGTCGGTCTTGCGGCCGAGAGCAGACGCGGCAGATTGGGCGACAGCCTGACGCTCGTTGATGTTGATCTTCAGCTCGTCGAGCTTATCAACATACTCGGGCGCGTAGTAGTCGGCCATCGTGGCTTCAACATACGTGTGAACGAGATCCATCGGAGTCACGTCACCGTGGCGGGATTTGGTGGTGGCAACACCAGTTCCGATTTTCTGGAATCGGGCAGAAGAGCCGGTCACATTGGTTTGACGAATAGTTCCGCGAAGCTTGGAACCCATCCGCTGATACGCAAGGTGAACCTCGGTCTCAAACTGCTTGATAAATGCCTGATCGACAGTCGTAGACATTGCAGTCCTCTAAGGTTGTGTTTCACGTTCGACGGGTGTCCGGTGGGCAGCGTCATCGAAGGTGTCCTTAGAGGGCTTCTCAGCGTCACGCGGGCCGTATGCTCTTTAGATACCTTGGATCTACCGGGTTTGAACAACGCACAAAGGTCACCAAAGTCTCTCCGTTCTGTTCATGCTGAGAGAATGGCATGAACTTGAGGTGCAAAAGCCACGGAGCCATTTGCTTGTACTTCGCCGGAAAGCGGCAGCGAAGCTCGTTGACGTAACGGAAGTAATACTTGATCAGGTCTCGGCTTGATCGCATGAACCTGATCTTCTCGCCAAGAATCACATCCGAAAACAAAACCCAGAACAGCCCGTAAGACGACATCTGGATCATGCCAGTGAGCGCAACAGGCCGGTCTTCCCACATGACCGCGTAGTGAAACGGCTGACCCACAACGTCATGCACCGCACGATACGGATCCATCTTGTGAATTTCTTCGAACTCCCGGTAATTCGCCTGAATCATGTACGGCAAAAACGCATCGACATGCTCATGCGTCAGGATTTCCAGCCTGAAGCCGCGAGACTCCGGAAGTTTGCTGTCAGGATCAATCAGGATACAACCTCTTCCACGCTTGGTTCACGCGATTCACAAAGTCCTTGTCGCGCTTCACCGGGTTCATGTACCGCTCGTCCTTCATCATTTCGCGGACAGACTCTTCCGTTACCTTCTCGCCGCCAAAGATGTCGTCATCACCACCCACGCTGTTGCCCTTCATGGATTCCATCAGGGCTTCCATCGCCATGATGCCGTCAGCAGTCTGGAACATCCGCTCTATCGCACCAAGATGCTCCTTCGGGACGTTCTTGTGTGCAAAATTACTCGCCGCCTCAATACGCGCAGACGCATTGTCGCCCAGCTTTTTTTCTTCAGCCTCAAGATCCGGTCCCTGCGGTATCGCGGACTCGAAGTTCTTCTTGTAAACCTCGATCCCCGCGGCAAACTCCTCCTGAGACAAGCCCTTCTCAAACGCAGTCTCACTCCACCACGTCAGCATTTCATTCGTGCCGGCCTGCTCCGGATCAATGTCCAGATTTTCTGGCAACTGGTACTCACCGGGCGCTGACGGCCGATTGCCAAACTGTTCCTTGACCAGTTCTTCCTTGATTGCAGCCCGAAGCTCCTCATCCTTCTTGCCAATCTTGCCTTCAAGGTTCTTGTACGCCTCTGCCAGCGCATCAACGTCCTTGTATTTTCCAAGAATCAGGGTATCGTCAGGCTTATCTCCTTGGTTGGATGATCTATCCTGCGCTTCAGGATTGCCTGACTCCTCAGCCCCGCCAGCGTCCTCCCCGTCTGGCGGGGTATTTTTCAAAAGAGAACCAGCTTGTTCTTCAGCCATCTGAGCGCACCTTATGTCCGTGATCGATGTTGCTTTGAATCAGGCCAACAAGATAACGCTGACCCTCAAGATGCATCAAGGAATTAGGGTTCAGGTTAACCGGCCCGCTTACGTTGAGCAGCGTCAGGGATTTCAAATGTGCCAAGACACGCTGACCAGCCGGGGTGCTGAACACCTCGGCATAGCTCATCAATACTTCCCGGTCATTGGGGGAGAGGCGGCTGTCCTTGGGCTGGGGCTGCGGGGCCTTGACCATTCTGAGCTGCAAGTCCTTGCTGCATAAGTGACATGAACTGTCTACGAGAAGCCTCGTCACGAAGCAAGGACTCAGGTGCGCCAAATTTCTCGCGCAAAAAGGCCATCGTTTTCCTCGGATCAACCTCCATCAGCAAAGCTTCAGGCCCAAAGAACTGACCACCCATCTCGAGAAAGCGCGCAACAGACGCAATGTCCTCGTTGGCCTGCGCCTGCGCCAAGGGAGATACAGCCTTCACCTTGATTTCCCGCCCGTTAATCGCAGGAAGCTCAATCAGTCCCTTCTTCTTCAGGATATAAACGACACGCTGAAGGAACGGCTCAACCAGCTCCGCCTGCAACTTGCTGAAACTCGATCCCATCCTGCGGGAAAGATCAGCCATACGCTCGGCAACCTCGGTCGCCGTGGCAGGGGTCTTGTCCGGATCCCCCAGCATGTCGTTGAACAGCGCACGCTTGATGTCCATGCGCAGCTGGCCCAGCATAAGCTCCGACACGTCAAACGACCCAGCGGAACCAACCGGCCTTAGCCCTTGTGAACCGGGACCAACGGGAATCACTGTGCCGGGAACAAAGTTGATCGTCTCCGGATTGATGATCCCGTCATCCTCCATCTGGTACACGCCGGCAATCGACATGTGCGCGTTCTGAAGGACAAGCTCCACGATTTCATTTGCCGTTTTGATCCCCGACAGGGCCTGAAGCAACGGGCCGCGCCCGTAAACTTCGCCGGGGTTTGTATCCCACCGATACGCAAGAATAGGCGCAGACCCAATGCCGCGCTCCTCCTGCTCCCAAAGCAAGTGCTTGTCATCAACAGCAATCGCGCAAGTCTTGGTGACAATCTCGTTGCGAACAGACCAGTCGCGGTAGCAGATCTCGATCACGTTCGTCTTGTTCTCGGGATTCTTCGCCTTCTCCCGCATCTGGTCCGTCAGCTTGACGTTGCGGTAGATCACTTCAAGCTCAGAATACTGAACGTCGCGGCGGCAAAACGCCTTGTAGTCAATCAACCCGTCCGGACCTTCGTCCAGAACAACGCTCGGCAACGGACACGCGCGGCAAATGATCGGCTTGACCGCATCCCCCTCGTCGACCTTCAACACACCCGTGCCAATCGACAGGTCATAAAAGGATTCGTGAACCTGCTGGGGAAAGTTGCTGTTCTGGATAACCTCGAAAACAAAGTCCGTTACTTCTTCGAGCTGCCCGTTGAACTCCTTGGCCTCCGCGGCGGGTACTTCACTTCCCGCCTCCAGATCCGCAAACTTGGAGTAACTTGGTACAACCCCGTGCTGAAGTCGCGAGGTAAACTCCTGTACACCAACAACAGCCGTCTGGTCAAAAATCCGGTCGTCTCTTCGATCACCCGGGGTCTGGTTGGAAAAAGTCGCTCGATGAGGAATGGCAAGCTCATAACACTCATCAAAAACGTGCTCCCACTGAGTACGCTTCTTCTTGGCCCGCTCGTAACGCGCCAGCAACTTCTGAGCTTTGTCTTCCATCAGAACCTGGACGAGTAGCCGGAGCCAGAAGGAGCGGTCATCAGCGACCGCCGGCCAACACCACCACGCCGGCCGTCCCGCGTAACGCTGCCTTCCAATGCGGTTTCAATATCATCCCGCTTTTGATCCGCACGCTCCTCGATCTGCGCACGCTTCTGCTCTGCCGCGGCATCCCGTTGTGCTTGTGCAGCCTCAATCTCCGCCTGAGAAGGTCCACTAGGGCCAAAACACATATCAACTCTCCAACGTTTTCCAACACTTCTCTTGCAACACGCAAAGACTCAACGCACAATGCCAAAAGAGGCAGGGAACACCACCGGCATTTGCCAAGGGGACAGAGCTATGCCGCCCTGCCTCACCCAAATTTCCGACCATACCGACTCTCAAAGCCAGTCTTGGCCTGAATCACCTTCGGCATGTACCCGGTACGCGCAACAAGCGCCTTCCCCTCGCCAGCACCCAGCATCATGTACTGCAAAGAATCGTGAACGTGCGAGTATTTCCCCTTGTCAGGCTGGTCCCGGTACTTCTCACCGCTCACCTGAACACGCTGGTAACAATACCCACCCGCAAAACCACGAATCAGATTCACACACCGGCCATCAACCAAGAAACCAGCGCGACCCTCTACCATCTTCGTCAGCTGAGACGACACAGCCTCAAGACGAATATCAATCCCGTTCGTGTTCGTCGGCCTTGCGTTCAATCCAGCAGCGCGCAAAATCTGAAACGGCGTCGACTCATCCGTCTGCGCACGGGTATCACCCGCAGGATCACCAAAAATAAAGGCGTCACCAGCATGAGCAAACCGCGTCATCAACTTCTCACGCAAGAGTTCACTGAAACGTACAATGCCCATGTCATAACTCACAAGCTCATCCTGTATGAGCCAGCGGCCCCGTACTTTCTGTCCAAATGTAGCTGCGGGTGTAAGGCCGAAATCGAGACCGATGTACACGGGGTGGCCCGGGAAGATCTCAATCGGCTCTTTGGCGACGTGCGTCTCTGGCACAAACTGCTCATACACAGGCTTTCCATCCAAAACAGCGCCGAGGCGGTTCATCACGTAAACATCAATCCATGACTTCGCCTTACCCTCGATAATCCGAGTGTAGTAAAACTTCGGCATGTTCTTCCGATTCTCAGCCTTACGATTCGTCTCGTAACCAGCCAGAGAATTGTTCTCAAATTTCTCAATCATGCCGGGAGGCTGGGTGTAAAACTCCCACTCCTTCGGCTTCACCATCATCCGAGCCTCGTCATCCCCCATCCACTCCGGAATCGGAGCCTCCCCAGACATGATCGGCCACCAGTGATCCTCCTCCGGAGCGTTCGTGTCACAAATCACACCAGCCCAAGTCGCCCCAACATCCCGCCGAGAAGGATAACGATCAACACGCATCGTACACGCATCAATAATACTCTTCGGAATCTCCCGAGCCTCGTTCACCCAGATCCCCGTAACCTCAAAAGACAACAACTTCTTCACATCTTCCGGCCGATCCAAAGCCAAGAAGACAACCTCCATGTCCAAATCACCCTTCCGAATGTGATGCGTGTAAGGCGGACTCCAGTTGAACTTCCCCCACACACTCTCAGGAAACCACTCCAACCAAGTCTTGATCGTCGTCGTCTTCAACTGAGGATTCGTGTTCCGAATCACAGCCCAACGCGTCCGACGCAAACCATCACTCCCAGCCTTCTGCATCAACGCACGGCGGAAAATCTCAATGCAACACGCAACACTCTTCCCACTACCAACAGGACCCCTCAACCCACGAAAAAAGGCGTCCGACTTCATGAACGCCTTCAAAACATCCCCGTCAGGCTTGTACTCAAGTGTCGCGCTCATACCCACCCCGAATCAAAGCCTCAACAGTCTCAGGCAACATAACCTCAACCATCTTGTCAGCCTCGTAATCCGTCACAAAATCACGAGGATAATGCGCCATGTGAACACGCTTCACAACAGAACGCAAAACCTCACGATCCCGCTTACTCAACGAATGAACAAACGTACCCTGACCAATAATCACTCACCACCCCCAGAAGGAAACCTCAACAAAGAACCCTGAACCAAACCACTCTTCCGCTTATCAGGCGCAGAACGATCCTCCATCACAGGATCAACATCAACACCATCATCCCCATCATGCAAAGGATCCAACGGACCAAACTTCTTGTCCGTCAACTGAATAGAACCACCACCACCAAAACACATCACCAAAACCCTCCAAAAATCCCAGCCATAAACCACTACAAACAACAAAACCAATCAACGCACTCATCGTACCTTTTCAGAAAAAATACGGAAAGGGGGCCTATAGTAACGGGGGGTGTCCGAGTTTTCCCCCCACCCCCCACCTGGGGTACCTTCCTCTGCCGGGGAATCGCCACAGAGTACAGGGGGGTACTGACTCAGGGGTTGCTCAACCCTTGCTCGTCATCCGAGCACACTGATCCGACGATGTTCGAAAAGTGTAAGTCATAGAGACAGTCTAGGTAAGTCCTTGTAACGCTGGGCTTTCTCAGCCCAAGTCTATACTTACCTTGATGTCACCAGCCAACTGAACCTGCTGCCTGTCGATGGGCTTGAATCCTGCTCGATCAAGCAAATCCTGCGCAGCCTGCAGCTTGACGTACTCACTCTTGGCGTGCCCTGCCAGTCTGGTGACAGTCGTCAATGCGGTGATCGCCCCTGTTGTACCGATGGTGTCGAGGATTCTTTGTTGCATATACGATTGCACATGCGGGAGCTTGAGAGCTTTGCTCGCTGCAGTCTTTGCGTTTTTTGTGTTCGCGTATCCTACAGCCACGGCAGCATCTTGTAGGGTACCACCATTCTCCACCAGATGGTCCACGAGATCCTTGTGTCTTGCGTGAAGTTGGACGTCATTCTTTGCCATGATGAACCCCCCCTTACC